GATACGTACCAGCCCAGTAGTTCCAGAGCGGTGAATCTTTGGCCCAGTGTGAGAGCCACACTGGGCCAAGATCTTTGTCTGTGTCCAGGGACTGAAGCAATGTGCGAGCTTGTGGAATGGGGTGAGCCCAGCGATAGAATGAGCCATTGCCAACTTTTGCGAGTGGCAGGCCGGCATCGTGGATATTGAATACACCATCGATATCGAGAAAGAGCGTAATAGTTTCTTTCATTGTCTTCCTAATCATTCCAGATGCCCATCGATTCAACATAACTCCACGGGTCCGCCTGCATACTTGCAATAGTCTCGTCGAGGGTGAGTTGCTGCTCATCAAATTCTTCTTGGCCGGATAATGGTATTTGTGGGCCAGCGAGATACATTGCCATATAGCGGAGCGCATCTAAACCATGATCATTTTTCTTGACTGGCTCCTCACCAACCTTGCGCCCACTGGATACATCCCACTCGTAACTTTCAAACTCTTGATCTGTACAAGTAGGCAGGCTTTTATCAGTAAGTACTTTATCGATCTCTACCAGGCTATCGCGTAGAAAATACAATCCAGCCTTCCCATTGCCAGCAATACGCAGACGCGATTGCACCGCCTGAATACCTGGACTCTTGGCTTTATTGGCTGCAATCGTTTGATATCCTGTATGCTTCTCGAAGGTTGCCCGGTCCTCAGCATCATGGTCACAAATAATTGCTACTGGTGGAGGTTCATTCTTTGTGAGTTCAAGAATAAGTTTCGCATGGTCCTCTACCAGCGTCTGCGTCTTATAAATCTCTCGATACCGATAGAGCACACCATCAGGATTTTCGGCCCAGGCCTGCCACACAAACGGATTGCGATAGCCAAAGTCTATCGCCCAATAGCGATTCCATGAATCAGGGATAGAGAAGCGATTAACGAGGTGGATAGCCGTATCCCACCCATCATAAACAAGACCCTCTGCAGCAGCCCATACACCCTTCCTCAATCGTAAATAGCGAACACCAGTAAGTTCGTCGAGGGTTGCCAAATATTCAGGAGTAACAGCCGGATTATCCTCATGTCTCGACTCAAGCATAAGGGTTGTCCCACGATCACATCTTTGCTTGAGCCAATGAGTAGGATAACTTGGGTTGCAGTCTGCAATCAACTGCTGATAAGGCATGACATTATTGCGTAAGCGAGTAGTAAGAGCCTCCCAGTCTTCTTCCTCTAGCTCCGTTGCCTCCTGTACATAGATCATGTCCCATTCGGAAGACATAATCTTTGATGCCTTATCTAAACCACCAACAGCAATAATGGAACCATTCGGGTAGCGATACTCCTGCTCACTTGATCGAAAATGGATGAGGCTGCCAAGCCATCCTTCAGGTAAGACTTTCTGCTCATACGTCACCATTGCCGTTTGCGTGATACTGGCTCGCGTCTTACGTACGATCAAACCACGCATACCAGGATATTTGTCAGCACAAAAATGAAGTTTTTCGAGGAGAGCCCGCGATTTACCTGTACCAGCAGGGCCAGAAAGCAATACTTCACGGCGCCGGGATTTCCAGGCTGCAAGCGCCGCACCATAACGCTTGTATGGGCGTTGCTCTTTAGGGATGTTTACCACTACTCCCATCTATGGCTCGCTTCCGTCTTCATCCTGGTCAAGATCGAGGTAGGTCTTTGGGATAAGGTTAACAGTTGCATCTGTCTTCTTTACCCGTTCGCCCAATTCAGCAGCTATATCATCGAGGTATTCACGCAATTCTTTGAAAGCGTCGGAGTTGAATTGCACAAGATCCACACGTTCAGCGCCTGGCCCGGTGCCAACACTCTTGACATCTGGCAACCAAACACCTGATTCACTATCAGTTATTTCAACAAGCTGTTGTATCTTCCGGTCAAGTAGTTCGACTCGTTTATGCATAAGAGCAAAGCGAGATTTGAGCACCTTCTTACGTTCTGCAACAATTTGTGTTTCGATTTGCTCATCCCGATAAGCATCCCAGGCTGCAGCACGATCTTCCCACCGCCATTGCTTTGCTATTTCATACCAGACTCCAGGCGGTTCGTTCCTCTGTTTTCCTCTGTTTTCCTCTGTTTGCTGCTCTTCTTGGAAGACAAGGGCAATCTTTCGTACAGGTTCCATCAGGCGAAAACGCTCAAAACGGCGATACCACAAAAGTGTTTCACCTTCCTGACGCTCCCATATTCCCTTCTGGTCCTGCTCACTCACTCTCTTACTCCTTGCGTATCAACATTTTGCCTCACACTCACGTCTAATTTACTAAGGCGGCAACGGCTCCTGACAAAAGCATTTCCTCTCGTTGCTGCCTGCTACCCTGCTAACTTCGACTGCTGCAAATCTTCCAGGTCCATCCGCAACTCTCGCGCCGCACTCTCCAACCGCAACAACTGCGCTTGCAACGCCTGCTCATCCCCCTGAATCATCTCTCTCCACGTCTTGAGCATTGTACCCATCCCACAAAACACGACCTTTCTATGTCGCCTGCAATAAAATTCGACAATCGGATTGCCCATCTGGTTGTAGCCGATATCAGCCACACGGTGCGGGTTGGCATCATCCTGTCTACAATTGATGGCATGCATTTTTGGCTTGTTGTCCTGGTTCATAACACTTGCCCCAAGTCCCGCATCTCTTCCCTCGATGCCATCTCTTCCAACATCAACTTTACGTCTTCCAGTGAGCGACACGTCCCCAATCCAACAAAGACATTGGCTAATGTTTGCTGCACAGGATCTGGCGTATTCTTGTTAACAAATCGCACCGGAGGTCGGTAACATCGACACAGCGGAGATAATTCGAGCGAGTCAACAATCTCCTGCGCTTCTTTGCCACCGCAAGAGAGCAAATGAAACATTTTGCAGCCACCACAGGCAATGTGATAGAGGTAGATGGCAGCAGGATCGGCAATCAGCAGACTCTCACCGTCAGTAAAAACCTGGGTGTCCCCACTCGCAAACAATAATTTCACTCTGGCGCCTCCTGCTTCACCGTCCTGGCACGTGGCTTCTTTTCTAGCACTGCAGAGACTTTGGACAGCATCTCATTTTGCCATTGCTCGTGTCGATCTAGCCTGCCAATGAGGGCATTCACTGGCTCCTGATCTTTCAATAGTTGGAGGATGGTCAACTGCTGCTGATTGATTTGCAACAACAGTTCGTGAGACGAAAATAATTCCTCAACTTCATGAGCCTCAACATCGTCTCTTTTCCTGTCTTTTTCCGCTTGACGGTTTTGAGACATCATCACGAAAGGTCCGGTGTAACCCGCGATGAAGCTGAGGCACAAGTTCAATAACACGAACTGTGGGGGATCAAAATGAGGAAGTACAGGTGTAACATTCCAAACAATCCATCCAATCATCAACACTGTCATAATGGCAACGAAAGACCACGATCCGACAAAGGCGGCAACAGTATCTGCTGCCCTGGCCTCAAGGTTAATGTGTTGATGAATATGCCTTCGACGTGGATGCATCCTCTATCCCTCCACCACTGGTATGATTGGCACTGTCACCGTCTGACACTTCCGCATTATCACCTTTGGCGCCTGCGTCTCAAGATCAGGCAAGAGACAAGGGATGCCCTGGGGAACCTGGAACGTAAATTCACGCTGCGTCATCTCCTCCAAGAAGTGATGGGCCACCTCGAACCGTGAAGGATAGTGCCCATACTCCATGCGGTAGCGCATAATTGCGTTCATCACGGTAATATCAACCGTCGTCATAATCGTAAGCCTCATCGCTGCTTCCTTGCCTCTCTCAGTATCGTCTCGGCTTCCTCAATCGCTCGGGCTGGACTCATCGTATTGACACACCGGCGTTGCCGGTCACAATACTTGCTGGCATGCGTGTAATATTCCAGTGAGTAGCGAAATGAGAGCATTTGCGGTGGCACGGGCTTACCACATCCAAGGCATAATGGAAACCTGTTCCAATCGATCATCATGCTTTCCCCTTCAGGATTGCCTCAGCCTCGGCCAACACTTCACTTGCGTTCAATGGCTCATTTCGCTGCTCATAGGCTCTTTGTGCAAACTCACATTCCCACTGGCTATGATACTTGGGGTTAACGTAGAAGCCACAGCCAGCACACTCAACCCTTGTACACTCACCCCGCGTGCTGCAAAACTTCTCCACATCTTTTGCAGCAACAACAATCACCATACCAGGCGGCAAGATATACTTGTGGCAATGAGGGCATCGAGCAAACGGTTCTCTACGCATTTGTTCACCTCGTCTACTACTTACCCACCAGTGCAGCAAACTTCTGCAACGCCGCCACATTCGATGCATTGCTGAGATCATCGTTGAATACCAGGGCAGCGACGGCTCCGAGGTTGAGCATCGTTTGCAGGTCATTGGCCAGGCTCCTTCCATTCGCATTGGCTGAATTTAATTGCTCTAAGATAAGCGGATAACCCTTTTTGAGCCCGCTAAAGCTTCCTGGCAAACTGCTACCACTTACCAAGCCATTCCATTGCATCCACACATTGCGCACCGCCGCATAATTAACCACCAGGGCCTCATCGAAACCTTTGGTCCCACCCAGAAATGAAGAGTCGGGCATCAGCGCGAGCGGCGTCTGCTTAAAAGCGGAGATATACATATTGATAATGCCCTGAATGGCTCCCCACCAGTTCGCGTCGGTATACCCAATGCCAGTCCACCTGGAGAGGACATTGCTATCTTTGGTACTATCTGGCTTCGTCTCGCCACCATCACCCACACCAATCTCGATGGCCAGGATGTTTTTGTTGCCATCATAGCGAGCCGCAAATGCCTGGACAAACGTGTTGAGCGCATTCAAGAATTTGAGGTTCCAGTACTCAGGTTTGATGGCTCCGTCATTGGCCTGCACATGCTTAACCCCCAAATCAAACACCCATTGTGGCGTGCCCTGCTTGCTATTCTGGTTTGGCTGCCACTTCGTCCACCCAGCAGTGCTCACTCTGATAATCACACTCTTGCCAGCTGCTACCCATGGCTTCATATCGTTATCGATGATGGCCCAGTTGTACTGCCCCTGGCTCGGGTTAAGCTCGGCCCAATATCTCGTTAAGCATGTCCCAGCCACATACGGTTTATCGACAAACAAGCTCGTGTTGCTCATGTTGTTGAAGGCAAAGATGCCGCGAAAGCCTGTTGTAGTTGGTGGAGGTGTAACCGGAGGCGTAGTAACTGGTGGAGAGGATATCCCTGCATCCTGCTGTAGCTGTGTCAGGTTGGCCTGCACCTTCTTGTCAAAATCAAGAATGTCGGCTGCGGTGGTGGAGAAAGTTGTCTGCCCGTTGAGAATCACTTCCCATACTGGGTTACCTGAGGTGTCTGTGGTTGATGTACGCAGTAGATCCATCCTATCATTCTCCCCTGAGCCAATTAATGTGGTAATTCCCAAACTCTGCCAGGAAGTCTTTCATTTGTTGCAGGCTACGAAAATCACGAACCTTGAGATACTGCGTGTCGATATGCACATGCCCCGTCTCAGGAAAGAGCGTGCCATAGGCTTCATAGCGCATGAGCCCGCGTAATTGTTTTCTCTCATTGTTGAATGAAAGATGGAACATCCCGTGTGGTGGCTCCTCTTCTGGTGGCGTGTCTACCATTATCCGGTCAATGTAGGTGTCTCTATTGATTGGTAATAAGGTGATATTTCCTGTCGTATCTTTCCGCTTCATATCATCCTCACGGAATTACTAATGCTGGAACAACATGCAAATACAATGCCACTAACCCGGCCACACTCAGAATAAGGGTTCCCCCTACAATCACTGCAAACACCACATCATCTCGTTTCATCACCTCACCGCCAATACACTTACCAACACCAGCACCAACCCAGTAGAAATCAGAGCCAGCCACCAACACACATCACTGAGGATCGGCGACTTCGTCATGAGCACAAAGAAGCCATCGAGTGCCACAAGCAACTGCACCGCCCAGGCCAGCGACTTCCACTCAGGCTTGTTCCATCGAGGCTTCCTGCATGCTTGGCTTCTTTGTTGCCGCCCGTTTGGGCCAGGATAGTTCCACGTGGCCATGCTACTCCTCGCTATTGGTGAGCTTGCCCTGCGCGAGCCACCACAACCCGGTCAATCCGCCAACAAGACACAGCAGACCGAAGCCATACCAGAGCCAGTGCAAAAGAGTTGCTAGCATGATGACCTCCTGAATCGCAACAACAGGACCAACAGTGCAAAGAGCACAAGAGCCAGAAACAACCCGAGCAACCACAGCCAATACCCGATCACTGGCACCAGGCTCATCACCTGACAGAACGCATCGAGCACGAACAGGTAGAGCATCAGCCACTCAAGATTGTTGCTCCGTGGCACGTGCCAACTGGGTGTGCAGGCTGCGTATCGGTATCGGCCCATTGGTGCTCCTACGATCTACAAGACAATAAAAAAAGACACCGACTCTCTACAAAAAGAGAATCGATGCCTGATGGTTGGCCGCAGCCCTCTAAACAGCATCTCTACAAGTTATCGCACCTGCCAGCGGATAGCACCACTATCATTTCTTCGCCAACTTCTTCCGGTACTTCTTCAGCGTGGGGAGCACTGCCTCAATAAATCCGTTGATGATGGGCAGACATACTTCCCCGGTTCCATGTCCATATTTACGCACTACGTCTATGGCTTCACCGATATCTTTTGCCTCATCCACAGACATCGCTACACGGACCATTTTACTGGTGTCGATTGCAGGAAGAAGGGCGTCCGTATCACAACAAAACATACGAAGCCCGCCTTGTTGCTTTCTTATGTTAAGAATAGCAGACAGACGGGCTATTTACAATGCTTCAACGTGTATTATTGGCCTATCTAAAGAACCGATCTCCCACAGTTTCTGTACTACGCAACCGTTTAGCTATCTCTTCGCTATCGTCTGGCAATTCTTCGCCGCGCATTATCGCGTCATATTCAGCATTTTCACGGGCAAGCCATGCTTCATACTCTGCTTTTTGCCGGGCAAACCACTCTTCATAGGTTTCATTGTTGTCCATTGCCTTGTCCTTTCACTCATTCATCATGCGCAACAACAATCACTCAGCCTCTCGGCCTGCGCCTGCCAGTCCTCGACGTTGACAACTGGCAGAAACCAGACGAGGAGCAATCAGAAATCCTGCAAATCCAATTGCTGAGTATTGCAAGTTTGCAATACTGATTTTGCAAGATCACAGGTTGCTTGCAGTTGCAAAATGATTGCCAAAATTTGTCCGTACAAGATTTGCATTTTAGTCTCCTGCCCCCTCTGCTTTTTGCAGGTTTTGAGGTCGGGCATGATTAACTTTAGAGACTGAAATCCCAAAGTGATTTGCAACATCACTGGCCGTCATATTTGGATTTGCAGCCCTGAACGCAATAATCTCAGCATCGCTTACTTTAGCTCTAGAACTTCCTGCAGCCTTATACACAGGGGTTATAAAATCCCTGGCCCAGTTCTCCACTGCTGATTTTGCAAGAGAGCCATCACTTTTTTCTTTCAGCTCGCCACGTTTTACAGCCGTACGCAGATCGGAAACTTTAATTTGCTTTTGCCTACAGATAAGCAACCTTGCTGCGTCTTTGTATGTTAAGCCGATAAGCCTGGTTGATGGTTGTACTTCCACTGTAGTCACTTGCTCAACAGCCTCTGGTTCAAATTCCCTTGCTGGAAACATGGCATTTAATAGATCGGCCCCGAGATGCCGATAATGTTGTATCCAGTATCGCTCACGTTTCAGAGCTAAAGTTCTCTCTTCAATGATTTCGAGCGTGTCTGGTATTGGCAAATAGTTGGCATCTTTGATTTCTTGGATACGTGTGTTTTTGCGAGTATTTTTATCTGAACACCGTAGATGTTGGATGTAACGGGCTGCTAAATTGTCCGTTACACCCACATAGAAAGTTGACTGTGTACGAGGATCAACCAAACGATAGACGGCGTAACTCATATTTCAACCTACTCTTCACTTACTTCTTCTGTATCGATTTCTTCGCCGCCTAATACTTCACGTCGATATTTAATAGCCGTCTTTTTTGAACACCTGCACATCGCAACAATTTTGCTGAGAGAGGGTGTATTCCCTAGTGCAATCTGTTCCCGAATATACCGCGGAACAGTAACATCAAAGCCCTCATCTCCACTACCCTCTGCAGGTGTACTCTCCACTAGTGAAGTTTCCACTACACTACCCTGGACAGGTGGTGTACTTGCGGGTGGTAGACTTGCCTTTTTACTCTTTAGTACACTACCTGGTACACCACTTGCCAGCACTGGTGTACTTGATCGTTGAGAAACCGCAATCGCCCGAAACTCAGTAACGGTGGAGTTCATTTCCCTCTTCATTTCATGAATGGTGCGTTGAGTAGTAGAGACAAGTTCCTCCAATTGAGCCACCAGTGGACTATCAACAAAAAGTTGTGTGACTCTCTGCTCCACTAGCATATCTACCTGCTCAAAGATGGGTGACTGATTCTTCGGTTGCTCTATAAGCAGAGGTTGTACACTACCCTGGACGGCTTGCTCCACCAGTCCCGGCAACTCGTCCACTAGTGGAGTCACTATCCGGTTTACCTCCTGGTACACTACCTTTTGCACCATCGGTGAAAGAGAAGAAGTGACACTCTCCACTAGTGGAGTCACCATCTGTTGAAGTTCCTGGTGAAGTTCTCGACGTAGTGTACTTTGCATTCCCTCCACTACCTGCTGCACCCCTTGCACCCGTTCCCAGATATCTGAAGTTCGGACAATTTCAGGCCCAACTATCTCATCCCGATTCTCTAATTTATTGAGAACTACACCATAAAGCACAGCAAACACGGCTCGCGCAATAATGAGCAGAACAATAAGCCACGCAACACTCTTCTCGTTTTGGCCAAAGGTTGAGAGGATACCTGACAGACTCATATTTACAATCATGGAAACGATGAGTGACCAGGCCACAAACTTAGCAAATCCTACACCATCGGTTCTGCCCTCTTTTTCTGCCTGCGAGACCAGCAATAATAAACCTATTCCAGCTGCATCCAGAGCCAAATTTTGCAGAGTATTCATCGTAGAGTCAAATGTGCTCCATTTGGCCAGTTCAGGATTATATAACTTGGCTCCAGCCCAAAGGACGGCCACCAGCAGGATAAATTCTGCCACCTTTGCCGAGAGGGTCTTAAACCAGTCCCAGAGCACCGTAAACCATGTGCTTCTTCTAATGTGATACCAGAAAATCTGTGAATCATTCCACCATGTTTTCGGTTTCTGCTGTCCAATAATTGCCATTGCTACTTATCCTCTCATTCCATTCTGTTCAAGAAGCCAACTTGCATGTTTCACATACGCATTCCCCAGGCCCTCGCCATTGTTCATCTGGCGCAAAATGTTCTTGATAGCCTGCGGGTTTTTCTTGTATCGAATCAAAAATTCACGCTCTTGCTCAGATGTGAAAGCCTTATCTGTTGGTCCCAATGATGGACCTGCTACGGGAACGGTTGGGTCAGTCGTCGGGACCGTTCTCTCATCTCCATCGAGCACACTTTCTGATGAGTCATTTAATGGTCCCGTGTAGCGTTCTCGCTTTGGCAAATTCGGCATATCTGGCAGTGTTCGCTGCGCCCACAGGGACTGCGATGAATCCGGGCTCATCTCAGATATTTCCACGGTCCCCGGCCTCACTGAACTGGCCCCAACAACTTGAATGCCCAGGAACGTTAACATGTCCTCGATAGTGATCATGGGAAGGGCGCCAATGACAGGCTCATCCCATCGCGCACAATCAAAAATCATCACACCACTACCAGCCCGACGCAGCAACGGGAGAAGATTTTTAATAGCATCGGTCTCCAATCCAGACATGCGAGCCTTCCTGTCACTATTGAAAAAGATGATCCGACTATTGAGCGCATCGGTAACTTTCGTTGGTAGGATCTCAGCGTCAATAGACTGGCCGGAACCAATAAAGAAGCAACGCCACTTGCGAGCCTCAAGTACAAAGCGACGAATAATGTAAATCAGTGAGGGGACTTCTTCAGGTTCCTCGCCCTCTTTTACCAGTTTCTTATTGATAAGTTTGTACTGCGCTTCCACCTGATCATCATAATCAGCCAGGACCGGCAACTCATCAGCCAGAAGCAAGAGAGGATGCATCTTGTATGGCGCACGCCTGCGCTGGCACTCTCGATAAATCTCATCACGCTCATGCAACTTAGCCTGCAACACTGGCACCGAGTCAACAATATCATCTTTCCGGTCCAGATAAATCACCCGCGCAGTTGCTGGCATCCCAGGCAGCAAACGCCCATTGAGCACAGCCAATTCGCCCATTGCGCCGTGAGGGTCCCACACAAACACCTCGGCTCCATTTTTCAGGAGCGCCACAATGTAATACATGAGCGCAGTAGTTTTTCCCCGGCCAGGTTTACCAGTAACCGCCATACTCAGAAGATCATCAACCGTTCCAAACTTTGGCCCATCCGTCCAGCACAAAGGGATCTGCTCGGTGGTGATAAGGTGTGCCATTGAACGAAAATCAGGAGCAACCGGCTTCACAAAATTATCCTGTGCGCCCTCGGCTTGTTGTGCAATCATCGGACGGGCAGCGGAAGTAATAGAACGATACTCATCATGCGGGAAGACCACCGTGTGACCAGCTGGCACCAGCACATGCTGTTGCGCGTGGCTCAAGCGCTGATGCTCCAATGTCAATTCCATTTGCCGGATGGTTAACTCTTGCTGCTTGAGTGTCAGTTGATCTTGCGCCAACTGCTGCTTGTGTAAAAGTTCCTGTGTTTCTACCCACTTCTTGTGCTCTAGCAAATCATTCTCGCGCTGGGTGGCAGATGCCAGTTGGCGTACAGTCTCTTTCTGCAATGTACGCTGCATATGGCCTATGTACCATTGATGATAGGTCAAATACCCCAAGGTCAAACCTCCAACAAGAAGCACCCCTATGCCAATTTGCATGGCATGTGGGGCAAGCACCTTATACAGTGCAATGGCAACATAAGTCAGCAGGATCAGCCCTGTAATGACCAGTGAGAGAATGATTTTCCCTTTTGTACTGATGTTGTCCACGTGTTACCTCCCAACAAGGAAGCGCACAAGCTTGATAAGACAATATCCAGCAAGAATAATCATAAGCAATTTGATAGCCGGGTCAGCGGAGAGATAGAGGCTGGCAAGATGTGTGCTCAGTTCGCACAATGTTTGCACTGCCAGATTGAGAACATACGCAGCAGCAATAATGGCTCCCACGATGAGTGCAAAGGTGGCAACCACACCGATGCTAAAAACAAGAAACATGCAAGCCTGCGCGTTGGGCGCAAACTTCGATTGATGCGGAGTATTTTCTATAATAATCACGGCCCTAGAACTCCTGTCTTATAGTTCCAAGCTACGAGCCGTGTTATGATGACTCGCGGTCTTGGATAGCCTCAGTTGAGACACTACCTATCCGTAGGCTTCCCGGTATAGTTCCCGCTGTACCGGGCCTTACGCGCTAGCGATTGCTTTCAACAAGATCCTTGATACGTTGCAAATCGGTCTTGAGAATGTAGGTTCTCCGATCAAATGGGAACCTATAACGCTGGATATTCAGTGAGTTGATGTAAGTGTACAGTGTCTGCCGACTGACACCAACCTCATCCTTAGCGTTTTCGATACTCACGCAATCCTTCTTTTCAACTGCCATAATATAAACGACCCTCTCATTCGCCTGTATTTGATCTATCACGCTATTTTTACCCTCCTGTTCTGGAAGTTGCGTACTCTTCATAAGTGCATGTCTCAATAGTACACAATGTGTAAAGCAATTGTCAAGTATCTAGCGCGTATTTTATAAAATTCGTTTCTAACATTCATCTTGACATCAGGGAGAATACAGATTAAACTCATCAATTAATGGAGAGAACTCGTAGTTCATTAATATCTTTTTATTCTTCTGTTGTGCTATTCGTCTCTATAATGGGGAAGTGCAGCAGAAAGGAGAGCAGCATGAATGCATTCGTCGAGTGGTGGATGTTCATTACAACGTCAGTAACGGTGGTAACTATCTGGAGAGTATTGTATCGGCTATCCAATCCACATAGCTGCGCGTGTGGCTTTAAAACTGTGTTTATCGGAAGATTTAAACGTCACGTTTTACAGGGCCACAAGTGGGTCTGACTCTGCTATACTATCCTTGCGCTGGAACATGCGAAACCTGTGATTTTTTTGAAGGGGAATAGACAAACTCTAACATTCCCCTTTCACCTTCCACACCATAGCCACCATCGACATATCCTGCTATACTGGCAGAGCAGGATCGCTGCGGTCATTTGTCGAAGAAATTCCTTTTAGCTACTCAACTTGGTAGGGGGATAGCAACCCGTGCATCCCCTTTCACTTCTCCCACTCTCCCACTTATGCTATACTTCACCATTAATACTCTACATTTCAATTCATGCACTAAGTACACTTGTTCCACTACCAATGAGAGAGGTATTTCTATGTCACCCCAAGACGACGCGCTCTTCAGCCAGGCTAAAGACTGGTTCCGCACCGGCAAGAAGCGGCAAGCCTACATGCAATTCCGTGCCTTGTACCAGCGCAACCCAAAAGACACTGCATTACTTTGTTGGCTTGGCTACACCACGCTCGACATTGACGAAGCAAAACGGATGCTGGAAAGCGTCGAGATGCTCAGGCCAAACCATCCATCGCTACCGAAGTTGCGTAAGCGAGTAAGCAAACTTGAATGGAAGAGCGAGTTCATGCCTCGCCCTCGACAATACATCTTGCCCCAGAGAGTCACGTGTCAGCACTGTGGTTTTGAGGGCAAACCGATCATCTTGAGAAAAATCCCGCAATGGGGCTGGATTGTGTTCGCGGTGCTCTCGTCAGTGCAAATTGCGCTCATTCCTGCTATTTCGGTATCTGGGAGATATATCTTGTTTTTCTTTTACCCGGCGTGTCTGATAGGATTGCTTATCAGGAGACGTGTCTGTGTGTGTATTCGCTGCTGGACCGAACTGGGTGACATTTCAATGTTTCAGTGATTGCGTAAGCGAGCGGCAAGGTGTATGATGGTGGTGATTATGGCCTTTCGATTAGGCAAGCGTATTCTCGCAGGCGGCGCGGACCTGTAGTTAACAACTCCGCGCAACCCTTCTCTCACACTTTTGCTCTCTCTTTCAAGCCATCATCAAAGCCAGCAAGAAATATCTGAAGCTTCTCACTATGCATGGCAGGCGTGCTGTTTTTACGCAGCAGGTCTATAAGCTTCCCTTTACGGTCACGAAGCATCCGATAACTATAAACCTCCTGCCGTGGTTCAGGCGCCATACGATTGAGATAAGCGACAACAAGAAGCTCTTCTCTCTGTCTATCGACTGCTACAAACCGCTTTGCTTGCGACCAGGAGGGTTTATAAGGCATGTCAGCCTCAACAGTAGTTCCCCAGGCTTCGTAGATATAAGCAATCTGTGCAAGGTGTCTCTGAGGTTTCTCCAAACACAATTGCCTGCCAGCATTAAAGACCATCAATTGTTTTCGTCCTATAGATGCCTCTGGACGATTATCAGCAAGCATGAATGTCTCTTCTTCTCCCTGAAACTCAATCAAGAACAGGGATGGATGGCACCCATGTTCTAAGATCATCTCTTTTGCTTGCTGGACGATAGATTGAATATCCAAAACTTCCCTCCAAACTTTTGTAGGACGAGTTTACACCAATGGGCCGAAAGTTGTAATATTGGCGGTACAAATTGACCGGGATTCGTCCCCCACAAAAGAATAATCAAACACAACATTTAAACATTCACCGCAGTTAGCGGTTTTAACGAGCCACTGAGCCACAAGCCAGTGGCTCTTTTTGCATTTTTGGGCAGGAGATTAGTACATGCTTGAGCTTAAATCAGGCAAGGTTAATATTTCAGACATCATTGTTGGTGATCGCAAGCGTGAATTAGGCGATATTACACCGCTGGCCAGGAGTATCAATGAGATTGGTCTGCTCAATCCAATCACCACTTTAAAAGATGGAACGCTGGTAGCAGGTTATCATCGATTAGAAGCCTGCAAGTCACTCGGATGGACACAAATAGATGTCATCGTTGTCGAATTAAGTGAGCTTGACGCAGAACTGGCAGAGATTGATGAGAACCTTATACGCAATGATTTACACTGGTTTGATCGAGATAAACAACTAGCACGGCGCAAAGAAATCTATGAAATCAAGCATCCTACAACAAAACATGGCGGTGATAGAAAAAGCGATGAGGCAAAATCAAACGGAAATAATTTCCACTTGATCCCTAGCTTTACTGAGGACACGTCGGCTAAAATTGGTGTTACTGATAGGACCATTAGAAGTAGTATTCAGCGTGCTAACACCTTTACAGAAGAGCAAGGTGAAGTTTTCAAGCGTGCTGCTATTCCTCAGACTGATGCAACTAAACTTGCTAGACTAGAAGAACCTCAGAGAAACGCTGTTATCAAGACGATTGCAGATGGTAAAGCCAAGGATATCAAAGAAGCTAAGGCAGTCGTCAAGAAAGAGGAACAAGCTGAGCAGGCTAAATCAATTTCGCTGCCAGATACTATGCGTATCTTGCATACAGATTTTAGAGATGCTGGCTTCCAATTTTCTGATAGCTCCGTAGATATGATTTTTACCGATCCGCCTTATCATGATGAACACCTTGACTTGTGGAACGACCTGGGAGCATTCGCTGCAAGAGTACTTAAACCGGGTGGGATACTTCTCTCTTATAGCGGTCAACTCTTTTTGCCTCAAGTGCTTTCTAGCCTGGAAGAACATTTAGACTACTGCTGGCTTATTGGTATAGCTCATAGTAAAGGTCACATCCAGATATGGAAGCATACACTCTGGAATGACTGGAAACCAATTGTGATGTTTAGCAAGGGGAAACCAGTAGAACATGACTGGTTTATGGACCTATACCGAGGAGATAAGGGCGATAAAGAAGCACATGAATGGTCACAAGGAGAAGGTGAAGCCGCTTACTTTATCGAGAAACTAACAAAACCGGGTCAATTAGTTGTCGATCCTCTGTGTGGTTCAGGCACAATCTTACATGCAGCTCATAAACTAAAACGGCGTACCTGTGGAATGGAGATTGATGAAGCAAGGTACAACGTGGCATTAGGCAATATGAAAGACTTGCAAGAGGTGCCAGCGTGACAACACCTCGCCGTGATAAAAGATACGAGACGCCATTTAGCGCGTGGCTCCGTAGACATCCAGAACTGGATTCACAGCGGAATGGATATGATTGCGAAGATATTGATCATATCGTGACCCGGTTTATGTGGCATCAATATCGCACAGGTCGCCTCATGCTCTTAGAAGTAAAAGAAAATAACGCAGAGCAATCATATCCACAAAGAGATACACAATCCATTATTGACCAGGCTCTCCAGTTCGCATTTAATCATCCAGATTTTTATGTTGTTCGTGAAGATCCACGACGCCCTACTAAAATCATCTATGGTGGATATCCTCTTATTCAATTTGAGCATACTACTCCCGATGATGGTCGTATACGCCTCAATGGAAAGTTGATAACCAAAGAAGATTTTCTTCACTTCCTCAAATTCGAGGGAAGGCAGCACATACAAACGAGATCACAACTCCTGGCCTCACTGGAAGAAATCATGCGCATTGTTAAAGCTCAGGAAGAGTGGGAAGGCGAGGATCGATATCATGGTTAGCCAAGCTCGCTGTCTCATCTGCGGTGCCACCTTCGGAGCCAGAACCAGTTACGGCCTCTGTCCTGCCTGCGCTCACAAAGACACCCTCCGCGAATTCGACAGGTGGCACTCTGCCATCAAACAAGCCGAACGCAACAACTTGCCTGCTGACTTGACCCTGCTCCAATTTTTAGGCACTATAAGCGATTTCAGGGGCATGTGTGCCTTTTGCCAACTCATGCCACATTCCACCATCGAGCCAATGAACCCGTTCCAGGGCTTGACGTGGAACAACATCGTCCCGGCTTGCAGATCATGCAGCTACGTCAAGCGGCAGGGCTTCGGCTCGATACAACAGCGCATCGAGAAATATCTGCTGGCCAACCAGGGCCGAGACGAGGCTGATATCAACTTGGAATTTCTGTATGAGGATGAGGATGGCTTAGACTTGATTGCGCCAATAGAGACACCGAGCGAGACATAAAAATAGCACCAGACTCCTGCCCGGTGCTTCCAACAGACCCCCTGCACATTGCTATACAGGGGGTCAAGCAACATTCTTGCTTCGTTTAGCCGCTTGATCCTTCAAATTCTTAATCTTCTCGAAATCAGATCTGAGCAAGTAGGCGCGTTTATCAAGCGGAAATTTATGACTTTCAAACTTAAAGCGCCGAATGTAATAATGCAACGTGCCCAGAGAAACATGTAATTCACTGGCTGCATCGGGTAACGAGATATACTGCTGATCCATAGACACCACTCTCCTTCAAGGATTCATATCGCTCATTAACATTATGCATCTATCGTTGTCAGTTGTCAATAACATTCAACTATTGACAACAGTTGAGAAAAATGGTACTATTGAAGTGTACCCAGTACGGGGGTACAAATGCGAAAGCCCTCTCATTCTTTGGCGAGGACGAGAGGGCAATCATTGAAACGGCAAGCCTGTTCAGATTTGAGAGCCTAGCAGGTCTTGCACTAAGGAGAGTTTACACTATGTCTACGACTTCTACAAGCCAATCATCCAACCAGCCTACCGATCAAGCCAAAGAAGCCCTCCGCGCCCGTCTCAAGAAAAGCCTCGAAGTTGCTGGACAACCAGCCGACGCAGCCACGATCAGCAGAATCGTGAATGCTCGCCCACAGCCAACCAGCGTCAAAGGCTCCTTCCAGCCTCGCCCGTTCTCATTGCTGCGTTAGGGAGGTGCTGAGATGGAACAATTTGAATGCATCCTCGACACCGAAGAAGTTGAGGCCCTCCCACTGACGAACATCCCTGTGGAGGACGAGAACCAAGTACATGACGGTGTGCATCCCTGCACAGACACAACGTGCCCATGCCAGCAGTATGGATACGAGGTGCAGGCATGAACACCGAGCAGTACGTGGAAGCCATCGACACCTTGCCTATCGAGGTCGTACAAGAACATTTTGAAGCATTGTTTGTGCTGGCACTCTCCATCGAAGAGTCTGAGCAGGATGATGATGAACAATAACGTTCAGGGGCAGTCTCAACACCGAGACTGCCTTCATGTGTTAATCACGTTGGTTTTTCATCCCGGCGAGCAGGCTGATCATTTCGAGGTAAAGGGTGGCATATACGGCAAGAAGCTTGCAGCCTATAGGTTCAACACGTGGATCGGCAAAAGAGCACGAGACACCACCTATGATGTGCCGCCGGAGAGCAAAGCGTGGCTCTTCAAGAGTGAGTGGCCTGATTTGTTCTACGCCGTCTCGCGCGATTCGTACTTCGGACGATTGGCCTGCACCTGCGAGCAACCATATTGTTCACATGTCGTCACGGTTCGCAGTCATATTTCTTCCACTGAGATTGTAGTCAACACCAACAGCAGGAGGACATATGACCAAAGAAGCGGCAATGTTAATCATCGAAGAAGCAAGCCAGGATAAGCGTCTGACAGCAGTGCTCGACACGAAGCGGACCAGCCAGCATCACCAGGGCGGGTACAAAGTAAAGCTCAGGTTGTGCAGGCGCGATTGCAACATCACAATCACGAAGGCTGAGGACTGGCCGGTGACCAAGGATTTATGGCAGGGATTGTAAAGCGTTAAAGATCCGGGCCACGCTGAGGAACACGACTCCATAGCGTGGCCTGCCCACCTTTTAGGACAATGTAACTATAGCATGTGAATTGAGGTAGAAGATGAGCGATTCTGTAGTGAATGATTGCCTAGTCCATTATAACAGTCAGCATATCCAGGTCCGTAAAGATTTCTTTGATCTGTGTGCCTATGACAAGAAGATCTATAACACCAAGCGCAATGAGAAGGGTAATATCATTCGAGACGAGCCGAACCAGGAATGCATGGCAAAGTTGCTCAGGCTATTCGAGACGCTGACCAATGACAGGAAAAGCAACTGGTACATCAAAGAAATGGGACGCCAGAAGATGGGTGCGGCACCTTCTGATGAGCCAGAGGAATATTTCATCAAACTAGCTTACTCAGCCATAGCGGAATTGCTCTATCACACTTATGGAGAGAGCACCATCCGTAACTCGCTGGCAGCGCTGATTGAGTGGGGATACCTCAAACGGCATCAGGAAAATGCAGGGGCTACTCCGCTCTATGCTTTGAACATTTCGGTGTTGCAAAAAGCCTTAGAGAAACAAGCTAAGAAGCCAAATCAGGCTGCAAAGAAAAGGGTGTTAAATTCAACACCCAGGGTTGTAAATGTAAGACCCCCGTCCTCAAATTCAACAGCCAGGGGCGTAAATTCAACACCATATAAGAAAGAGAATAAGATCACGACTTTTAATAAAACAAATGGTAAGAAAGAAAGTGCCCCAACATCAATCAAGAGTGAGCCAGTTATTTCCATTCTTTCGCCCGATCTACACATGTGGTTTGAGAATGTGTATTGTCAATCCAAGATCGGTGCAATTGTGCCCGGCGTCATTGATGAGACTTTGAAGAAGCATCTTATCGTGATGATGGAGCATACAAAGACCATTGAAGAGCTAAATAGTCTCTATGAGTATGTGCAGAGGAGGATTATCGAAGCTGAATTGAAGGACCAGACGGTGTA